CAAGATCGTCTGGCGGGGGATCGGGTACGGCACCCTGGCGGCCTGGCGCCTGGCCACGGGACAGGAGCGGCTGGGGACCGTGGAGACCGGGTTCGAGGTGGATCCCCAGTTGGACGCCCCTGGCGATGGCGGGACGATCAACGACACCCGGAATCTCGGGTCACTGACCGCCTACATGCTGACCGCCGCGTCGCCGCTCATTGACGAGGGACTCGATCTCCCCGCGCTTGGCATCGCGCCGGGGCGCTGGGATTTCTACGGGAACGCCGTGCCGCAGGGGGCGGGGTTCGACGTCGGGGCCCACGACCGTGGGCTGTAGTAGAATCGCGCCGTGGGTGCGGACTAGAGACCGGTTGGCCACGCGTGGCCGCCTACTCTCGAAGAGCGTCGCGGGTAAGACCGTCACCCTCGTGTCCGCACCCACTTTGTTTCTGGACTTCTTGGCCACGCTGTAGTAGTTCTTACCACGGTTGACGCCGGCTCAAACTGAGAAGCCCGGCGCCCGAAAGGGTGGCCGGGTTTTTTTGTTGTCGAGCCACCCCCTGACGCACCAAAGGGGGATCGCGGATGCCGAAGTACATGCCGCTCGCGGAATGGAAGCAAGCCGCCGAGTCCGGCAGCCCACCCGCCGACGTCATCCTGCACAAAACCGGCCTCGTCGAGATGAGCGGTGGCATTCCTGAGAAGCGCACCGTCGACTTTACGATCTCTACCAGCGCCGTCGACCGCGAGAAGGACGTCATCAACCAGGACGGCTGGGACCTGAAGGCCTACACCAAGAGTCCCGTCGTGCTGTTCGCGCATGACTACAAGCAGCCGCCGATCGGCCGCACCACGAACCTACGGCTGGTCGACGGGGCGCTGAAGGCCACGGTCGAGTTCGCCCCCAAGGACGCCAACCCGATGGCGGAGACGGTGTACCAGCTTGTCAAGGGTGGGTTCCTGTCGTCCGCGTCCGTCGGATTTCGGCCGCACAAGCACGCGTTCAACGTCGAGCGCGGGGGCGTCGACTTCGAGAAGCAGGAGCTACTTGAGTGGTCGATCGTCCCGGTGCCGGCGAACCCCGAGGCCCTGATGGACGCGAAGGGCGCGGGGATCGACACGGCGCCGCTGGTGGCGTGGGCCAAGGGGATCCTGGACGCCGAGGAGCAGGTGACCGTGCTTGTGCCGGAACAGGGCAAGGCGGCCACGGATGATCTGCGCGAGCGCATCGAGCGCATCGAAACGGCCCTGGCGCAGCGTGCGCCGGCCCCGGACCCAGTCGATGAGGCCGTGGTGTTCGTCTTGGAAGAGGAACCGGACACGGTCCGCCTGTTCGACCCGCGCGATCTACGCGCGGCGTTCGGCGAGGCCCTGGCCACCCTGGTGACGACCGAGGTCCGCGGGGCCGTCAATGCCCTTCGCGGCCGAGTGGACTGAGGAGGTCCCTTAAATGCCCACCCAGCAAATCATTGGCAAGCAGCAGCTCGTCGACATGATCGCGGACGCGATGAAGGGCGAGTCCGGCGGCGACGCCGTCGCGGCCCTGGTCAAGAAGACCGTCGAGACCGAGGTCGCCCCGCTGGCGCAGAAGCAGACGGACTGGATGGAGAAGATGCTGACCGGCACCGCCGCCGGCCTGCGCAAGTCCGCCAGTGAGGAGTACGCGCAGCTTGCGGAAGACCGCGCCGCCGGCATCTGGGAAACGGCGTCGCCGGAGCATCACAACCAGGTGCTGCGTCGCACCCTCAAGTTCGGCCGCGTCGTCCGGGCCCGCGCCGCGACGCAGCTCGCGCTGAAGGAAGGGCGGTTCGTCCCACCGGAGCACTTCCTGGCGTCGTGGGGTGACAAGGTGCTGGCCGACCAGATCGCCGAGGAACGCACCAAGGCAATGGCGGCCGGCGATGCGACGGCCGGTGGGTTCCTGGTCCCGATCCAGTACAGCCAGGACGTCATCGAGTTTCTGCGCAACGCCTCGGTCGTGCGACGCCTGGGGGCGCGGACGATCCCGGTCCCGACGGGCACGATCAAGATCCCCAAGCTGACGACCGGCTCGACGTCCTACTACGTGGGTGAGAATACGAACGCCCCGATCAGCCAGCTCGGCACCGGGCAGCTCTCGCTGTCCTTCAAGAAGCTGGTCACGATGGTGCCGGTCTCGAACGACCTGATCCGCTACTCCTCGCCGGGCGCGGACGCACTCGTGCGGGACGACACGGTGAACGGGATGCGGGTCAGGGAAGACCAGGCCTTCATCCGCGACGACGGCACGGCCGCGACGCCACGCGGCATTCGATATTGGACACACCCGGACCATATTATCGAGCAGACGGCGTCGGTGTCGGTGCAGAACACGTTTACGGATTTGGGGCGCATGGTGCTGAAGCTTCTCGAGGCCAACATGCCGATGCTGGCGCCGGCGTGGTTGATGGCGCCGCGCACGGAGATCTATCTCCGCACGCTGCTGAACAGCCAGGGCATCCCGGTCTTCCGCGACGAGATGGCGAGCGGGCGGCTCTGGGGCTTCCCGTTCGGCACGAGCAACAACATCCCGATCACCCTCGCGCCGATCGTGACCACTGTCGGCAAGAGCGAGCTGTACCTGGTCGACATGGCGCAGGTGTTGATCGGCGAGTCGATGGCCCTGGCGGTCGACGCGTCGCAGGAGGCGGCCTACTTCGACGGCTCGCAGGTCCAGGCGGCGTTCTCCCTCGACCAGACGGTCGTGCGCGCGATCGCCGAGCACGATCTGGGCATGCGGCATGAGAAGGCTGCGGTTGTGATGACGCTCCTGACCTGGGCGCCTGGCAGCGTGTAACCGCCACATGGGCGAAAAGGAGATCGCGAGACTATGATCACCCGAGACGTCGCGCAGCAGTTCGTTGTCCCGGCGCTGTACCACAGCGCCCGCTTCCACTCCTGCACCGTCGCCGGCCTGTCCTGCTACACCGGCGGGGCGACGAGCGCCATCGGCACGTCGGAGTTCTTTCCGGGGTTCATCATCGATCGCCTGGGGTTGCCTGGCGCTTTCCGCTCGCTGGGCGTGGCGCCGCTCCTGTACGGCGATTACGGCGTCAGCGAGCCGGCCAACGGGCCGGTGCTGACCGCTACGCTGTCGGTCGGCGTCATGCACGCCTCGGCGTCGGGCGGGACGTACGTGGCCTACTCCACCGGGACCTGGATGGTGCAGCAACCCCTGTGGCGCCAGACCACGTCGACGTCGACCAGCTCCGCCTACTTCACAGCGGTGCAGCGGGACGTCGGCAATACGTCCGAGATCGGGACTGGCGGCCTGACGTCCACGTCCACGTCCACGTCGGCGGGGACATCGGTGGTGGCCGGCACGTCGTCCACCTCGTTCGTCTACTACGCCGGCCCGCTCGCGGACTTCCCGATCGACGGGGCGAAGCGGTTCATCAAGGTCGTGATCCGGCCGCAGTTTGAGACCACTGGCTGCGCCACGGGCAGCTTCGCGCTCTCGGCCGTGGGCATCTTCGGCGAGGCGGACCTGTCGCAGCCCCGGCAGCCGACCAAGCGCATCCTCGTCACCAGCGGGTGCGCCTCGTAGCGACTCCGATGCAGTGGGAGACGACGCCCCTGGTGGAAGTGGAAGTCCTCACCCGCGTGCACTCGCACGGTGGCGGGGCGGTGAATGCCGGCGAACGGGCCGGGTTCACCGCCGCCGACGCTGCCGATCTGGTCGCGCGCGGGATTGCCCGATACGTCGAGAAGGCGCCCGACACGGCGCCGTCCGACCGCATGCAGAAGGCGGCGCCAGTCAAGAAGGGAGTCTGACGCTCGCCGCTATGCTGACCCTGCACACCTCAAATGGAGGGCCACACGCCAATGTCCAGTAACGTCACCGCCGCGCAGGTCGCGCCCGGAGTCGAGGGCGTCAACCTCACCGATCCGGTCAACGCCACGCTCGAGATCGTCGACGCCGACGCTGGGTTAATCCGCCCGGCCCACGGCACCGCTTGGCGCAAGAAGTTCGCCATCTGCGGGTTCGCCCAGTCGTCCCGTATGCTCGCCCCGTTCGCCGATCCGGCCTACTACGTCATCGGGCTCAACCAGCTCTACCGGCACATTCCACGCGCCGACATGTGGTTCGACATCCACCGCAACTGGCGCGAGGACAACGTGCCTGGGACGGACCATGTGAAGTGGCTGGCCGAGTGCGGCATGCCGATCTTCATGGTGGAGCGGATGCCGGAGCTGCCGACGTCCGTGCGCTACCCGATCGAGCGCGTAATCGACCGCGTCGTGGGGATGGACTACGAGACGTCCACGGTGGCGTTCATGGTGGCGTGGGCGATCGACCTGATCGACCAGCAGGTGGAGGCGGAGGTCGCGGCGGCCAGCAACGGGCATCTGGCGGTCACCGCGAGCAACCTGCTGAGCACCGAAGAGTCACGGGTCCACGAGGCGATGAACTACGGCAAGGCGAAGCAGTGGATCCACGACCGCTACGCCGAGCGCGAGATCAGCCTCTGGGGCATCGACCTGATTGTGGGGACGGAGTACGACTACCAGAAGGCCTGCGTCGAGTACATGCTCGGCCTGGCGCACGCGCGCGGGATCGTGGTCCGCCTGCCGCCCGCGTCAGCCCTGCTCAAGCAGCCCTGGCGGTACGGCTACGAGGCCGAGCCGGTCCAGCACCCCATCAAGCAGTCCGAGCTGTTCAAGCGCGGCCAGGCACTGACGGCCGAAAAGAACACCTTGCTCGCGCGCCTGCAGACCATCGACGGCGCGCTGCAGGAACTGAGTTATTGGCACGACATCGCGACCCTAAGAAACAGGGGGGGGCATGTGCGCCCAAATGAGGCTACCTCTTCATGAAGCCACGCCTCTGCGGCGCGTACGCGATCATTCACTGCGAGAGTGGAGCGGCGTACGTCGGCAGTTCGAAGCACATTCTGGGGCGCTGGTGGACGCATCAGTCTCGCCTCGCGCACGGGAAGCATCACGCGTCGCCGTTGCAGATCCTTTGGCGGCGTGATGGGGCGCAGGCGTTCGCGTTCGTAGTGCTCGAGGAATGTCACATCGAGGATCTGGCGATCGTTGAACAGCGCTGGCTTGAATCCTTCGAGACAGTGCTGAATATGAGCCCGTTCGCGTGGAACCCAAACCTGGACCCGGTGATTGCCGCACGTGGCGCAGCCAAGCGCATTGGACTCGTTCCATCAGCACGAACACGCGAGAAGCTGCGAGCGAGCGCGTTAGCGCAGTGGGCGCGCGGCGACCATCCGAGAACGCGATCCGATGAACTAAAACAGCGGACGTCTGACAGTGTCAAGCGTGCCTATGCAGAGGGCCGTCACAGGAACACACACAGCGCCGAGACGCGGGCAAAGATTAGCGCGATCGTTAAGGCGGCCTATGCCGCCGATCCGGAGAGGCGCCAGCGCACGAGCGAAGCAACGAAGCGTGCCATGGCCAAGCTCACACCAGAGGAACGACGCGAACGAACGTCTCGGGCGTCGGCTGCTCTCGCGGCGCGTTGCGCCAAGCGCGAAGGAGTCTGACATGCCGTCACTCGGGACCTCGCCCAACTTCTACTCCACCGGGCACGTCATGACCACGTGCGGCG